GATTGGGAAGCAGCTAAAACACAGTTGATGCGATGGACGCGGGGCGGGGGGAAGGTACTGCCCGGTCTAGTTAGGCGCAGACAAGCGGAGGCGAGCTTGTTATGAAGAAAATTCCAGTCGTGCAAATGAACGAGGGGTCATGGTACAGGGTGAAGGGCTATACCTATACCGAATGTTGCGACTGTGCGCTAACGCACAAAGAAGAATACAGACTTGTAGACGGACACTTGGAATGGAGAGCCGAGTTAGCCCCAGAAGTTACCGCTAGACGCCGAAAGGAACTCGGCATAACGGTTAAGAGGAAGGCTAAACGTGACGTTAAGAAAGGCAACTGACGAGCAGATACTGCAAGCCTTACAAGAATCAAAAGGCGTTAGGGCGGCAGCAGCGCAAAAACTTGGGATCAACATTAGAACCTTGCTGAACCGCATACACGATATGCACGGCAAGGGCTTAAACGTCCCCGGCTCCACTTACCAGCACAACACAGCGGTTGTGCGTGATGAATTTGAGTTTACCCCGCTGCCTAACGACGACGTTCCGATTGAGGAACTGATAGAACAGCGTAAGCGCAAGTTCTTGCACAAGCGGGAACACGAAGAAGCCTCCAAACTCATCCCCATACGCATCAAGATTGCAGGCCCAATCGGCCTACTACATTTTGGTGATCCGCACGTTGACGATGACGGCTGTGACATTGAGGCTATTGAGCGCCATACCGCCCTCGTAAACGCCACAGAGGGGCTTTTTGCCTGCAACGTAGGCGACACCACTAACAACTGGGTTGGCCGCCTAGCGAGGCTCTACGGCGATCAGGCGACCTCTGCCGCACAGGCATGGCGATTGGCTGAATGGTTCGTCAATCGCTGCCGCTGGCTATACATGATCGGGGGTAACCATGACCTATGGTCAGGCTCGGGCGACCCTCTGCGCTGGATAGCGAAGCATCAAAACTCACTTTACAAGTCATCCGAGGCTCGCATCGCGTTGCGGTTCCCTAACGGCGCAGAGGTTAGGGTTAACGCTCGGCATGACCATAGCGGCTCGTCTATTTGGAATCCGGCTCACGGGCCGATGAAAGCCGCCCTGATGGGTACACGCGACCACCTGTATGTAGCAGGCCATAAGCACGAAAGTGCCTATAGCGTCCTAAAAGATGCAATATCTGGCATAACCATGCACACGATGAAAGTGGCGTCGTACAAGATTTATGACCGCTATGCAAAAGAGCGTGGCTTTCGTGACAACTGCTTGTCGCCCTGTGCGCTGACCACGATCAACCCTGATTTGCCTAACAACCACCCTGACTTGATCAAGGTATGGTGGGAACCCGAAGAAGGCGCTGAATATCTGACATGGCTACGGAATCGGTAGAGTGGGCGCGGTTTGATCCGTGTCAGTTATGCGTGTTTTTTTGCCCCGCTAACGGCAAGGGCTATTACTGCTCGCATCCCGAGGTAAAGGATTACCTAAAAGGGGTCTGCAAGTGCAACGGGCGTTACTTCTTGCAAACCCGTTCGTTTAAGTTCCCACCAGAGGGGGATGGCTGAAGGGCTAGGACTTGAACCTAGATTCACAGCTCCAGAGGCTGCTGTCCTACCATTAGACGACCCTTCAGCAATTACTTAAGCGTCAGAATTTCCCACTCCTCAAGCAGCCATTTAGCCTCCCTATGAAGGCCGTGACGCTGAAGTTGGGTTACAACAAACCAAATGTCCATTGGTTGTCCGTACCCCCAAGGTGCAGCTTTTAATTCCAGCTCAAACGCTTCATCTTCATCGTTCACCATATATCTCGCCCTCCACGCGCACATCGCCAGTTAGGGTTTGGCACAGAGCGCCATTCACGATCACGGTTAGCCTTGAGTTTGCGGAATAGGTCAATGATCCATCTCACGGTAGTGCCTCCACGCTGTAGGAGACTGACGGGGACTTCCAATCCCTCGGAACGTCCCCGCCAATCCATGACGGGTCTACCCACAACAGCCTGTTGTTGGGGTACGCAATCCATTGCCCGCCGTCTAAAGCGATAATGTGATGGTCTTTGCTCTGGTCGCTGACTTCTGACCAACCACCATTGGCCCAGAATACGGAAAAGAGATACACGCCGGGGCGCTTAACGCCGTCGCGTCCTATTCCCTGCACCCGATGGTTACGCAAGAACTGCATCTCGCGCACTTCGCAGAATCGGCTAAAGCTGTCCCACCACACGCATACCTCTAGCGGCAACGGGTCGCAGGGCTTGGAGCAGATCGCGTGTATCGGCATACGCGCCCACATCGCACCGCACTCCAGCATCACGCTAAACATCGGTACGCGCATTGGCTCGGCTCTGAAACCTAGGACTGTGCAGAGGGTAAAGTCGCCGTGGCCTTTCTGCTGGTCGTACAAAAACTCATTACGGATGTAAGCCGTGGTGTACGGCGTATCCACCATAAAACTCATATAAGCCCCTCTTTGCGTAGTTGTGCGATGGTTCGCACCATGCCCTCTAGGTGGGCTAGGCGCACATAGTCGCGGTCAAGATCGGTACGGAATCGGCGGTCTACGGCGTCGTGGCAAGCGCTACACGCCCACGCACCGAGCAAGTCATCAGCCTTGATGCCCATGCCGCTGACGCCTGATAGACGTATATGCGCCAATACGGTCGTTGCGCTGTTGTGGTTGCAGATACCGGGCAAGCGCACCATGCAGCCCCTATCTCTCGCTTGATCACGCAGGTTCATACACCGGCTCCGGTATGCGTATTCCCATGTATTCGCAACGAATCTCTAAAAACATTAGATATTCGCTAAATTCTTGTTTGGTCAGTTTGCTAGACCGCTTGATCGGGCGCATACGTTTACGCCCAAAACCCTCTAGCGTCTCCCAACCAAAGCACTCACCGAGGAAGTATTCGTGTATGTCGTCTCGCGTCCAACCAGCCAACGCCTCGCCCCCGCCTTCTAAAATCGCGGGATAACACACGCCCCAAAGAAAACGGTTCTGCTGGTCGGTGCGCGGCTTCTTCCACTCCAGCACCTCTATGCACCACGCACGGTCAGGCGATAAGCCTTGCACCATGCGCGTAGCCGCTACGGCTAACTGCTCGGGCGTGGTTCCTTTAGGAAATATGCGCTTCACGCATCCACTCCTCGCCATACTCCACATCCATGTAGTCCTTAAACCACGGGCCGCCACGGGTAAAGTGAACGGCAATCGGGTTCGGGCATTGGTCGCGGGTATACCAGCCCTCTAGGTAGTTCCATGTGATCGGCAACTCTCCGATTACGTCATCGGTGAGCCAATTAAAGCGGTGCAGGTACATCCCTGTTTCACGATTGACCACCTCGGGCGTAAGAGCCTTGACTTGAGGATGCCCACAGTTGATAAACATGAAAGATGACCAATTCTTTCGTGGATACTGATGCTGCGCTTTGTTGTCCATCTTGACGGTTTCCGTCGGCCTGTAGTCGTGCTTTACAAGAAAGCAGGCTTTTGCCCCGTCGGCGTAGTCCAGCAGTCCCGCAATGTCCCCCCGGAAAAGAAAATCGCAGTCCACAAATACCGCCCAACCGTCGTAACCGGCGAGGTATGGGGTCAGAAAGCGGGTAAACGAAAACTCGGTAGACGACAGCGGATCAGTCTCTCGCCAATAAAGGCCACGCTCCCGAAGTTCTGACTGCACGATGGGCTGAATGTCCACCTCAACGCTAGAGTGCTTGAGGATGCTCTTACGGCACACCTGATACGCGATGTCCTCGCGGCTATCCCACCCGATAAATACCTTCATAGCCGTTCCTCAAAGTCTATGTACCGCCAGCCGAGATACTCGGGCTTAACGGCGTATACGTCGTAGTCATACCCACGCTCCTTATCGGTGATGCGCCGCACCACCCAATCGGGGAACGTCGTTGCAACGTCTACCAGCGCCGCTACGGTCATGCTGGCGTTGACGATGTAGTAGTAGTCAGGGCGAGGGTAAGCAGCATCAAACGACTTTTTGGCGCAGATAGCGGCAGTCTCAAACGGCCATGCCTGATATCCAAAATCGTGCTTGATGTGTTTTACCTCTATTCGTTTATCAGATGCGTATATATCGCCCTTATCAGCGTACTCTGTCCGATCAGCAAAATTTTTGGCGATCCGACGTTTGGGCAGCGTCACCGTATGCCCGATGTTCAGAAGGTAAGTCGCCACGACAATTTCTGCCGGGCGACTTGCCCTAAACCTCGCCTCAAAGTCAGAATGGGGTGTCAAGGTCATCCCAGTTGTTCTCTGTTATCTCGGGCTTCTTCGTGGCTTGGTGCTGCGGCTCGCCTTGCCGCGACAACTTGCCTTCGCCCTTCGGTTCAATCTTGATGCTCATGTACTTATCACCCGTCTTTTGCGAGGACTTGATCCACGCCGACAGGTTGTAATCCACGTTATTGATTACCGCCGATCCACGGTAGTCGGGACGCTTGTCGTTGCCGTCCTTGTTGTTCTTGAATAGGACGCCTTTCATGTTCGGGTCGTAATTCACAGTTTCAGCTCCTTCAGTTTGGTAACTTTCTCGTCTAGTTCTGCGAGGAACTTGCGTACCTCGTCCTCCAACTCGGCAATGCGTTTAACGTCACGCGGAACCCGCACGATCAGCATTTGCAAATGCTCGGGTAGGCGGCTGTCGTAGCTCACAAAGTCGCACCACGGGCGGTTTGTGCAGGCCATCTGCCATTGCATCTGCGTCACATACTTCTCGGGCGGCTTACCGGCTAACAGGTACTCCAAATGGGTTGCCGTATTGGGACACTTAAACTCCACGCAGCCTTCGCCCACCAAACCGTCTGGGGACGCCCCTGACATGGCTACCGTCGGGTGGTCTATGAAGCCCACCTCCTCCACCAACTCGCCTGTACGGGCGCTGTAGGCGGCTCTAGCGAGCGGCTCTTGCTCTACGCCCCACTCCATTGCGGCGCTGCTAAACCCCGCCGCTTTTTGGCCGGTCAGCCGTTCCACAATCAGGTCGGCCATATAGTTGTCGCGAGAGGCGCTGTAGCCGCTTTTGGTCTTGGCGACCACATCAGCCACGCGAGAAGCGGTGACCTTGCCTAGCCGTGCTGCAAACCAATCGTCTGTGCGCTGTTCCATTACTTTTTCCTCACCCAAACAATATCTATCTCTTTAATTGGTTCTTCGTCATCAGCCAATTCTTCAAACAAGTCGCACGAATCGTAAGCACTAACTGGTTGCGCTTTCGCCTTTTTATACGGCGGCCATGAAAACGCACAAAACCCCTCATCGTGTTGTTGATCAACGTAATAAATGCAATTACCGCAACATCGTTCGTCTTTATGCTTGTTCATGCTGCCTCCGGGCCGGTCAGTTCTTTCTTGCGGGCGGTAAATTGGTCAATGTGCGTCATGCGCTGCTCTTTGGTCAGGCGCTTAAACAGCTTGGTCAGTTCTTCCACCGACACCGCCCCGTTAATCAGCGCGACCAGATCGGGGTCAACCTGCGGCGCTGACCCTTCAGGCAAGTCCTCACCGCTGAAGATGTAAAGGCCAAGGCCGTGCAGCGCGATGCACTTGGTCAGGCAACGCATGATGGCCGTGTTGACCGCGAACGAATCGGGATCAACAACGCTGCGGTTACGGTTGTCCATGACGGGGA